GGATCACCTATGGTCCCTAACACTTCATCATCGTTTAGTATTCGCACTTCTCCACCTTCAATTGGTAATCTTGCGCCAGCATATCTAGCGAACATTACCCAATCTCCTACTTTGCACCACGGCTTATTAAATTTATCTTTATCCGCGTATGCAAGATCTCCCATTTTTAAAACATAACCACAAGTTGTTGCAATTCTTGCTTTGTCTAATTGTTCTTGAGAGAATAAAATTCCACCTTTAGTTTTTTCTTTTGGAGTAAAAGGTAAAACTAAAATTCTATAACCAACTGGTTCTGGCAATTGATCAGCTACGTCTTTAATATTATTTTCGTCTAATCTTTTTGCGTGAGGTTCTTCTTTTTTTTCTTTGTCGTATTTCTCTTGAAGTGCCAATCTAGTTTTTGGTACTTCCTTTTCCGATGTCGATAACGTTTCCTTTGTCATTTTGCTCCTTTTCATCTTCTTTTAGCAGGTTAGAGATTTCCTGATTTATTAATTGATAAGCTTGCGCTTGTCCTAGTAAATACTTGTATTTTTCCATACTGTCAACCCCACCACTCATCATTGTATCTCCAATTTGTTGAACAGTTACAGTGATTCTTTTTTTTAATTTATCTAAAAGTATTAATTGATCTATCATATTTTAAAATGTTGTAACTCCTTTAGCTTCTCTTGTGCTTCTGTTATTTTTAATAATTGTTTATCTATTTCATCAATATGTTGTGGATGTTCACCTATGCCAACAGAATGATCTAAATAAATTTTGATTGTTGCATCAGCTTCAGATATTTGTGCATTATATCTATCTTCTAATGCTTGTAGGATTGCTCTTCTCATTTTCTTCTCCTTTTCTTTTTTAAAAGTTTTACTCGTGTATGCCAACACCACTCAGTCATTTTGATAATATGTGTCTCTACAAAAGAAACTGCATCATCTAATTTAGCAAAACAATTATAAATAAATCGATCTAGCACTTCCACCTTCTTCTAGCCTGACGTAGTCTAGAATTAGGATCTTTTGCAGCTTTAGGAAATTTTTTCATTTGACCTGCACTTCTTGCGCAGTAAGATTTTCGCCTTTTAGCGGCAGCGGACCCTTTTTTAACTTTACCAGTCACAGCTGTTTTTAATTTAGAGCCAGGATTTTTTCTTCTATATGCAGCTACACCAGCTCTCGTCATACCTGCACCTTTTTCCGTAGGACGGAAATTCTTTTTATTTCTTTTAGGCATATTGTCTTGTTTTCTCATTACAACATTCCTTTATAATATTTTTTATAACTTGGATTACCAACACTCACGCCACCTAAATCTCCAGATATATAACTTCCTGTATAATTTCTTTGAGCTTGTTTAATCATACCACCATCTTTTGCAAACGTTTTAACGTTAGTTGGTTTAGGACCTTTATTACTTACAGCTCTTTTTCGTCTGACAGCACTCTCCTTTTGCGACTTTGTCATTCGTGTGGCTTTTGCAAGTGGGACGCACTTTGGATACTTTCTCTTCGAACCTTTTGAGCGCCCGCAAGGCTGAAACTTCCCATTCTTCTTTGGTGCTCCAATGTCCACCCATTTCTCGTCTAGCCATTCCTTTAAGCCTTTCTTAGCCATTATACCATTCTTGTTTTTTTACGTCTGTTGTTCATAACCTTACCACATCCTCTAGCAATAAAACCACCATCAGCTTTTTTAGTTCTACCTACTTTGCCTTTACAATATTTGGAGGCCCAAATATTAGCGTATGCACTGGGGTATACCTTGAACTTTTTCTTTGCTGCAGCCTTACCTTCTGGACATAGTTTAGCCATTTACTTTTTCCTTTTTTTAACTCTGCCACCTTTTTTCATATAGCCCATTTTCGCAACTACTTGCGGAGCTTTCTTTTTTAAAGCAGCTAGACCTTTTTGTTTTTTTGGATCTATTTTTTTCATTATGCCTTTTTCTTATTTAGTTTTTTTAAAGTTATAGCAAGTCGAGCACGTTGACCCATCTTACCTTTTTTCTTCGCAGCGGCTCTTAATTTAGAAGCTGGAATCTTTTCGCCTTTCTTTATTCCTAAAGATTTACGCAAAGCTCCCGGCTTTTTAATTGCCTTCTGTATAAAATCTTTCGCCATAAACTACTTGTTTATTTTGCCAGATTTTTTAGCCTTAGAACCAAATCTTCCATAAGACTCATCTCTTGAATCTTTTAATTGTTTTTTAGTTCTTTTCTTTTTTATTCTCATAGCGATAGATTCATCTTTTCTATCTTTGTAGCCCTGTTTCATTTTCTTTTTCTTTTTCACAGAACCACCTTTTTTATACATAGCTCCACCTTTCATACCCATATCATCTTTGTAGTATCCTGAAGCCATATCTTTTCTAGCAGTAGACATTCCACCGCCTCTTTTAGCAACTCTGCCGCCAGATTTCATAGGGTTAGCTACTTGTGTGTTGTATCTTCTATTAGGCATTATTTTTTTCCTCCGTTCCTAAATATTTGTGTTCCCTTGATTCCGTAAATTGACGCCACGACAAGGATCCACAAATTTGTAAACCACGACGGCAATGACGAGAAGTATTCGAAGAACAATTTAACCTTGTCCATCGCAGTCGGATCGTCACTTACGACTGCCCAAGCCAGCACCACTATGGGCGCCGACAAAATTAATAAAACCGCCTCGTCCTTCCAATCTGATTGACGGGCTTCTAGGAGTTTACCTTGGTAAGCTTCTTGGCCTTGAGCCATTTTTTGCGCGTGCATATATTGTGCATCTGCCATCGCCATTTTCGTCTCTTGACGCTTTTTAAAAATGTGCGTGCCAGCTTGCAAAGCTACCTTTGCTAAACTAAACCAAGCCATTACTTAATACCAAGTTGCTTTTACAGGTTTTTTGTCAGGACGCATTCTTCTTGTGCCTCTAACATCAACAACCTGTGCTTCCATAGGATCAGTTGCTTGAATTTCGATGCCACCGTTCTTGTAACCATCTTTATTCAAACCTGATTCTTTTGTAATCTTAGGTTTTTTAACTTTTTTATCCATAATTTACTCCTTAATGTGGTTTATACCTATTTTTTTCCGAAGTTTCTACCGAAATCGTGAATCTTACTTGCATCAGCCATTTGTTGTTTAGCTAATGACACGCCAGCACGTAAACCAGCTAGTTCTTCGTTCTGTTCTAGCTTATCTTCTTGGATTTGTTGGTTCATCATTGCTTTCATTTTATCAAGATCCAATCTTTCTTGTCCTTCTTCTTCTTTTCGCTGATTTTCTTGCGCTCGAAGGTCAATTTCTCTACCTTTTAATCTTAATAATGGGTCGCCACCAAACTCACCCATAATTTTTTCTTCTTCTTTTGCAAAATCTTCCTGCATTTCAGCAATTAATTTTGCTTTTCTAGATTCAATTTGGTTTGTAATCTGTTGTAGACGTCTTTGTGACTGCATTGCTTGTGGATTTTGCATCATTCCTTGCATCATTGCAGGATTTTGCATACCCATTGCTTGCATTTGTTGTTGAATCATTTGTACTTCTTGTAATTCTTCTACAAATTCTAATTGAACTTGCTCTTGAGCCATCAAACTAATGTGTTCTAAAATATTTTTTTGTAAACTTGCCATTGCTGCAGGATTATTTTGTGTTTGATTTAGTCTCATAAAGTTTAAATGCGCATCGATGTGAGCTTTGTGGTCTTGTCCTGGAAATGCTTGGTATGGTTTTGTGCTCATTGCCATAATATGTTCTAATGCTGGGTCCATTGGCATTGGTGGTGCCGGTGGTGGTAAGATTGCATTTACATTTTTCACACCCAGCGCATCATACATAGATCTATATGCTTGATATAGATTATGTATACGAGGATTCGATTGCGCCAGTTGTAATTGAGATTGAGCTAAAGATATCCTTTGCGTCTGTGAGAAGATGTTTGGATCTGCTACAGGTAATATATCTACTCTATCATCAAAGTCTTGAACCTTAATTTCTCTTGATGCACCTGGTACATCGTAAGGATAAACTGGTGGTAAGTAAGTTTTAAATACTTCTGCTAATAATTTAAATTCTTGTTTTAATCCAACATACAATCTTTTATGTATCGCTGACATTACCCGCGATCCACGCTCCAATAACGCAACTGTTGTTCCAACTGCAGCGGCTTGGTTCATATCACCCACTTGTGCATCTGCGATGCTCGCGAATCGTTGGCCCGCTGATACAACTACTCCCATTAATTGAAGTAAAGTTGCATCAGGACCTTTGAAGGGTAGAGTCATAAACTGATCTCTGATGTTTCCACCAGGAGCGTCTACGTCTCTAAACTCACCAGGTTGTAAAGGTTGAGCGTCATCTCTGACTCTGATACCTCTAGATTTAAAACCAGCTGGTAAGTTAGCTAAAGTTCCTGCATCCAACAACTGTCTTAGAGCTGCTGTTGCAGTTCTAGTTAATCCACCAATCATATGGATTAAACCAAAACCATAAAATCCTGTGCCAGGTAAAAATTTAAATTGTACAAAGTAATTTATTTTTTTCTTTAACGGATCCATTGCTCTGTAGTTTCTTCTAATCGATAAAACTTTATTACCTGCTTGAGCAACTGTAACTACATATGGAAGTTTAATTCCTGTAGGCTCGCCGTCTTCACCCATATCTTCATAACCTTCTAAATCTAAATTAGTATGAACTTCGTAAAGTGTGTATTGATCTTCTTGACCATCTTTAGCAATTCCTTCTAGTTCTAATTTTTTATCTTGTAATTGATTTTCAGTTACAGGTGGATTGCCTAATTCTACATCTCTATAAAATCCTGCAACCTGTTGTTTCTTTAATTCGTTTTCTGAAATTTTTATAACGTGTACCACTGCATCTGCATCATCTAATGAGTTTGCAGAATAAGGTACAATCAAATCTTCCGCTGGTACAAATTTTGAAACAGCTCTACCTAAAAGATCGTCGTAGTAGACTTTCTTAAAGGTAGAACCACTTAGAGGGAGATAGAAAAGCATTTGATCAAACTCTGGTTCGTATTCTTTCATCTGATCCATAATTTGATAATTCATAAAATCTTTTACACGTTTTGCCTGTTCTTCTTTTGGAACAGTCACGTCACCCATTATCTGTGTTCTAACAGGTCCATCACTTGGTAATAATTCTTTGTAAGCTTGTGCTTGAAACTGTGTAACCGCTTCAGCAAGTACAGGATGGTTTACACCTGATGCACCTCTGAAAGGTTCTGTTCGTCTCTCGTATTTAAATCCTAAAAGTTCTAAACCGTTTCTATATGTGTCTTCCCAATCTCCACGCGATTCTTTGTACTCGTTGTATTGGTCAACCATTTTAGAACCTAGTGGCTCTAAAATTTCATCACCTAAAAATTCTGCAAGGTTTGCAAAGTGATCTTCAGTTCCTTCGGGGCTCGCGGCTTTGGGGTCAAAAGAAACTTCTGCACCACCTTCTTCTGTCATTTCGATTTCAACAGGTCCACCTTTTTCTTGAATCTCTTGAACGTTTTCTTTGATTGCTTCTTGAATCTCTACTTCGCCTGGAAGTTCTACAGTTGTTTTTGTATTCGGTAACGGTTTATCTATTTCAGCCATTTGTCTAATCTATCCTCTTTTTTTAAATGTTTCAATTACTTCCTCTAGCAATACACTACTAGTAGGTTTTTCGTCTTCTTTTAATGGTTCTGGATTTGCAGCAGCCCATTCTAATAATTCTGCTTGCGAAACTCTTTGATCGTTTTCAGTATTTACAAAAGCGCCGATGTCTGGATTGTATTTTATATTCATTATTTTTTCTCCGCGAACATTGAAGCGAGGCCGCCTTCTGAATATCCTGTTCTTCCTCTACCAGTTCTATTACTTACTGGACCGCCATCAGAACCAATACCAAATCCTCCTCCAAAATCAAAAGATTGATTACCTCCACTGTCTCGTCCATAATCAGTTCGTCCGTGTATATTAGGATTATAATCTTGTCGTCCTTGTTTTTGAATTGCTGCTAAAGCTGCGGCTTTGTCTTTTGCTGCAGCCGCCGCTGCTAATTCGTTTTGTATTCTTTGTGCTTCTTGTCTTTGTTTTTCTGCAGCTTTAATTTGTGAATCTAATCTATTTTTAGCAGCGAGTTGATCTTTTCTAAAATTAAATTTAGTTCTCATCATATTAGTCATTTTATTTGCAAGCTCTGCATTTTTTCCTGTAAACAGTCCTGTCTCTTCATCAAACTCTACACCATATTTATCTGCTAATCTTCCTGTTAAACTTTCTCTTAAACTAGCAAAATCTTCTCCAACTGCTTCTGCATAATTACCAAAACCAGATCTAACATTTAAACCAAATGGATCTTTTTGTAGTCCAGATGTATTTTCACCAAATACTGTCGGACCTGTATAACCTGACATTGCTTGAGTGAATACTTGATCTCCTAAAGACATATCAAAATATTTATCTGGTAATGCTTTACCAATAATATTTCCAACTGTAGGAATGCCTGCTAATCTTCTTTGATCTACTTGACCAGTTCTAATCATTTCACCAATATCTCTTTGTCCGCCACCTGTAAATTTATTAAAAAATTCTGTAGCTTTATTTGGATTAGTTAATCTATTTTGTCTGTTCTGTGTTTGTGTTTTGTAATCAGAAACTAAAGACTCAACTCCTAAAGGTCCTACAGGGGCACTACCCATCGTATTCATAGATTGATTAATAATTCCTGTAACTTGTTCTGGTTGTGTTGGTGTAGATGCATCAGGTATTTCATAACCTGCTGCAGTGATTGCATTTCTAATTTCATCGTCAGTAAAATATCCTGCAGCACTCATACTGTTATAAATATTTAATGCAGGACCAGTAAGTGAACCACCTAAATTAAAACCTACTCTTCCACCATCCGCTCTTCTGTTTCTAAAAAACTTTTTATAATCAAACTTTGGTTTGCTGACTTCTTCAACACCACCTTCGTCATAACGTTCATCAATATCATATTCAATATCTTGTTTCTCTTTTCCTTCACCTGACAATCCTAACTTTTCAGAAATATCAATCATCGTCTGACGTTTGTTAGATCCACCTGTCTTACCAGCTTGTTTCATTAATTCTGCTTTTTCTTCTTTGGATAAATCTTGTGCTTCTTCATCAGTCATCTCGTCTAAATCTTCTAAAGATATTTTTTCTTTGTTCATAAAGACTTGACCAATACCAACACCTGGTACAATCGTAGATAAAATTTTCATCGACTCTTCTGGATTCGCTTCGATGTAATCGTTAACCATATCTGCAGCTTTTGCCATTCCTAATGTGGCAACTGAAATGCCAACGGCTTTTGCAAATGGGATAACTAAA